GACGATATCAGAGAGGAGTATGGTAAAGAGAAGTATGCAGAACTATCTAATCGAGTCTTAGGAGGAGATAACCAGGATAGGTTATGGATACATGCTCACTTTGGTGCATCTAACTTTGATGAAATATTATCTAAGATAAACTTTATGATAGTTGGTTGTGGTTGTAGATGGATTATTGTAGATCATCTCCAAATGATTGTTGCAGCTTCTGAGGAGAAGAATGAAAGATCTTTAATAGATCGCATCATGACAGAGCTTAGAAAGATTGTTGAGAAAACAGGAGCAGGATTACTTCTTGTATCCCATTTAAGAAGGCTCGAAGGTAATCAGGGTCATGAGAATGGAGCACAAGTTAACCTATCTCATTTAAGAGGTTCAGGAGGTATTGCTCAAATCTCTGATTGTGTAATTGCATTAGAGCGTAATCAACAGTCAGATAATTTTGATGAGGCTCAGAAAACCAGGCTTAGAGTATTAAAATCCAGATATACTGGAGAAGTAGGTATTGCTACTTACCTTCAGTATGATGTTAAATCAGGAAGGTTGTCTGAGATACATGAACAAAATAATACGGAAGAATTTGAAGAGGACTTTGATCTTCCATTTTAAGGACGGAGGTTATGACATCGTATGTTTTCGATATAGAAACTGACGATATCAAAGCCACAAGAATATGGTGTTTATCTTTATTAGATACTGAAACAAAAGAACAATTTACTTACGGTCCTTCAGAGTTATTTGAAGGACTGGAAATGTTAAAAAAAGCAGATAAGTTAATTGGTCATAATATTCTTGGGTTTGATATTCCAGTAATTAAAAATATTACAGGAGTAGATCTTTATGACAAAGAGTTAGTTGATACTCTAATTCTATCTCGTTTATTCAATCCTATTAGGGAGGAAGGGCATAGCCTGGAAGCTTGGGGATTTAAACTTAACTATCCCAAAATAGACTTTGAAGAATATTCTACATTCTCTGTAGATATGATTGAGTATTGTGAAAGAGATGTATCCCTCAACTATAAGTTATACGAGCATTTAAAGTCTGAAGCTACAGGCTTCTCTAAGAAATCTGTAGAGCTAGAACATGATGTTGCTGTCCTGATTAATAATCAGAGAACTCATGGATTCTTATTTGATTTTAAATATGGAATGCTTCTTCTCTCAGATTTAACTACTGAACTTGAGAATAATAAAACCAGTATTCAAAAAGACTTTCTAGCTAAGAAAGAAGTTATTGAGATCTTTCCTAAATATAATTCTAAAAATGAATTATTAAAAACTGGTATTACTGCATCTGGTAAAGGCGTTAGATTATCTGCTATTGAATATAAGACTATGGCAGAAGAGTCTAAAGTTACTCGTATTAATATTGAAGAGTTTAATCCTGGCTCTAGAAAACAAATAGGTATCTACCTGGAAGAATTAGGATGGGTACCAGAAGAGCATACTCCTACAGGACAACCTAAGATTGATGAGAAAATTCTTTCTCAGATCGAAGGCATTCCCCAAGCAGAACTTCTTAGCAATTATCTAATGCTACAAAAAAGAATAGCTCAGTTAAAAAGCTGGTTAGATGAGTTAGATCCAGAAGATACCAGGATAAGAGGTTATGTTAATCCGTTAGGTACTGTTACTACTAGAATGACTCATCGTTCTCCTAATACTGCTCAGGTTCCTAGTGTCTCTTCACCCTATGGTAAAGAGTGTAGAACGTGCTGGACTGTTCCTAAAAATTATAAATTAGTTGGTATTGATGCAAGTGGCCTGGAGTTAAGGATGCTTGCTCATTACATGAATGATAAGGATTATATTAATGAAATCATTAACGGAGATATACATACCGCAAATCAAAAGCTTGCAGGACTTGAATCTAGAGATCAGGCAAAAACATTTATCTATGCACTTATCTACGGGGCAGGAAATGCAAGACTTGGATCTGTGGCTAAAGGAAGCGAAAGAACTGGCAAAAAACTTAGAGATTCATTTATCTCTAATCTTCCATCATTTGAAGATCTTAGAAGCAGGATTGACAGAGAAGCTTCAAGAACAGGAAAAGTTAAAGCTTTAGATGGTAGAAGCTTAATAGTCAGAAACTTACATAGTGCTTTAAATACTTTATTACAAGGAGCAGGAGCCATTGTGATGAAAGAAGCCTTAGTTATTTTCAGTAAACATATATCTGATATGAAAGCTAATATAGTAGCTAACGTACATGATGAGTGGCAAGTAGAAGCTCACCAGGATATTGCAGATCTTGTAGGAGAGTTAGGAGTAAAAGCAATTAGGGAATCAGGGGATACTTTAAAACTTAATTGTCCCTTAGATGGGGAGTATAAAGTTGGTAATAACTGGAGTGAAACACACTAATGGAAAATATAATTTCAAGTATTAATAAAACTCTAGACGATATATCTGTTGGAAAGAAAGACATATCAGAAGAACTAATAGAACAGTTTGGAGAAGATATTAAACAGTCGCTTAGAGAATGGGCTACTCCAAAAGAAACTAAAGACTTTCGTTTACGGGTATCTAATGTAGGACAACCGTTAAGAAAGTTATGGTTCCAGAAAAGAAAAGAAAATAATAATGAACCTATATCTGCAGCATTAAATCTTAAATTCTTATACGGACATTTATTAGAAACCTTAGTTATCTTCCTGGTAAGACTTGCTGGTAACAAAGTTACTGATCAACAGAAAGAAGTAAGTATTAATGGGATTAAAGGACATCTGGATTGCAAGATAAACGGTAAGGTTGTAGATATTAAATCTGCATCCAGGTTTGCTTTTAATAAGTTTAATAAAGGTCTCCTACCTGAAGATGATCCATTCGGATACATCACTCAACTAACAGCTTATGAACACGCTGAGAAAGCAGAAGGAAGTTACTTTCTTGTTATTAATAAAGAAGATGGTGAGTTGTGTACTTACGCTCCAGATGAACTAGATAAACCAGAGATACCTTCTTTAGTAACTCATGTATTAAATTCTTTAGATAGCACTACTACTCCTGATAAATGTTTTGCTACTGTATCTGAAGGTAAGAAAGGAAACAAAAGACTAAATAAAAACTGTGTTTATTGTGAGTTTAAAGGAGAGTGCTATAAAGAATCTAATAACGGTAAAGGACTTAGAGTATTTAATTACTCCAAAGGTCCAGTATTCCTGGAAACTGTAGTATCAGAACCTAAAGTAGAAGAAATATATGAATGGTAAAAAAGCTAGGGATATAAACAAACTGGCAGACAGTCTTCTAAAAGATTGGATTATTAGGAATACAAATAATAAAGAAGATTTTAACGAAGCTGACTTAGATAAGTATCTCCCTAAAGATACTCATTTTACAGATGAAACAGGGTGTAAAACTAATTTCTATACTAAAAAATGGACGATAAGAAAATTAAAAAAGATACTGAAAAGACAAGGGAGCATTCCAAAAACTCTAACAATAGAGGAAATCATTCATATATAAAATCTGGTGGAAGGAAAAGAAGAAAGATTAGACCTTCTGATAAACCAGGAGTAGAAGGATATGATTCTAATTGGGAATATCTTTTACATACTAAGATATTAAAAAGTTGGGAGATCCATACTGAAACTATTGAGTATACAGTGGACCATAAATATCATCCTGATTTTATTAAAGTCCTTGGTGGAGTGAAAATTCTTTTAGAAGCTAAAGGAAGATTCTGGGATCATGCAGAGTACAGTAAATATATTTGGATTAAGAAGTATCTTCCTGAGAATACAGAATTAGTTTTTCTTTTCGCAGAACCTACTGCTCCTATGCCTCAAGCAAAAAGACGTAAGGATGGAACGAAAAGATCTCATAGTGAATGGGCTACAGCCAATGGGTTTAGATGGTTTAGCACACATAGTATTCCAAAGGAGTGGATTGATACTAATGAACTAATGGATGAAGATCCTGAGTATGTATTGGAGGTGGAATGAAAAAATCTATAAATGAAGCAACTCCTGAAGAATGGGATAGAGCGTATAATGAGTCATTACAAGTAACAGTAAAAGAAATACCTATGACTGATAAGCATGAAATAAAACAAAGCTTTGTATTCAAGGGAAAAGTAGAAAGAGTTTATGACGGAGATACTTTATACGCTACCCTACAACTAGGGTTTGATATATTTAAATACTCTTCTATTAGAGTAAGTGGTATTGATACTCCTGAGTTAAGAGGGAGTAGTCCAGCAGAGAAAGTTTTAGCCAGGAAAGCTAGAGATAGAATGAAAAAGCTTTGTGGCAAAGAGATATGGGTTGAAAGTTTAAATGGTGGAGAGGCTGATAAATATGGAAGAGTATTAGCCAGTGTCTATCAATTAGATGGAACCGATATAGCAGCAGTCCTTATTAAAGAAGGACACGCTGTTAAGTATGATGGCAGTAAAAAAACGCATGTATGGGTGTAGATTATGAATTGTTGGCATTGTAATACTGAGCTTATATGGGGTGGAGATCATGATGATGAAACAAACCCTGAAGGTGGAATAATAACCAACTTATCTTGCCCTGAGTGTAATTCTTATGTTGAAGTTTATTCACCAATAAAAAATGAGGAGGCTTAAATGCCCTTTTTAAAATGGCTTAGAGAGTTCTTTGATATTCCTGAAGTAAAAGAAAAAACTACTATAGCAGCTAAAAAAGCAAAAGCTAAAGTAGAAACTAAAGTAACTAAAAAACTTGAGGGTGCTAAGAAAGAACTCAAAGAACTAGGAGAAGATATACAAAATACTGTTACTGAGGGAGTAGAAGAAGTAAAAACCAAAGCAAAGAAAAAAGTTAGAAAGAGAGCCAGGAATAAAGCAGGTAAATTTGTTGCAGATGATCCTCTTACAAAGGATCGAAATGAAGCTTACGAAAATAAATTTAAATTTTAAAGCAGGAGAATCCCCCTTTTATGACCACACCCAGGGGGAAAGATGTTCCTTGAAAACCTTTAAAAGGAGTTAAAAGTTTTGGTCTATACTTGGGATTATTAATTATGGTTGTGAATCCCAGTAGCCTAGTATATCAATAAGGTTTTACAAAAATCTATTATTTTTTGTAGATAATATTATCTTGAATAAGAAATCCTTCAGCCTGTGTAATACAAGTTGCTTCTACAGGAAAATTAATTTCTATATGTTTTTTAACGGCAAGACAGTTTTTAACTTGGCTTTCTCCTTCAAAGATAGAGAAAGTATATAAGGATGAAATACCTATTAAATATAAAGTTGTGATCATTTTAATCTAAAACTAAAAAAGCTAACTCAGTATCTTTGCAATACCAAGTTAGCTCTAACTAAATACTAATTAGTGAGTGAACACCAATTAGTCGCAGGAGTTGCCCTATAAAGGACACTTCCAGTATATCACCATTTAGTCTTATGTGACCAGTAACGTGCTGAAAGTTTTGAAGGATTCGAGTCCTGGGCATTATGTCGAGCATAATAAGATTTCTTACGTGCTTTGTCTTTAGGTGTTTTAGGATTTTTACCTGCCCCTTTTACACCCTGCTGACCAAAACGAACTATCTTCATAGTATCCCCTTGTTTAGCAAGAACCATATGAGATTTAGTTTTATGACCTGGAGTACGTTTAGGTTTGTTTACACCAGACAAGTTATATTTTTTTAACATATTTCTTTTACGTTCTTCAGTTGACATTACCATTATCGTTTCCTATAAGATCTAGTTTTCTTAGCTATCCGTTTAGGTTGTTTAGAATGTTGTTTACCTTTTGCAGTATCTTCTCGTTTCTTTTTAGTAGTAGCAGCGTACTCTTTATTACTTAATGCTTTAATAGCTTTCTCTGGTAAGTATCTTTCTCCAGTTTTACCACTAGGTTTACCAGACTTAGTGCGCCATTTTTGTTTGCTCCATTTTTTTAAAGACTTCTGAGGTTTTTTAAGTGTCATTAGCTTTTGTAACCTCCACCTTTACTTTTATATTGTTTAGCAAGCATCTGAGCTTTCCTTGCACTCCACTGTCCAGGCTTACCGCCCTTAGAACCCGCCTTTATTGTATTAAATAAGTTTTTACGCATAGTAGGTTTAGTGTAATTACCTGCTTTATTAACTGTGGATTTACTTTTTTTCTTCTTTCTGACTGTCATTGTAATCCTTATTTATAGTTAAACTTATGCAACAATCCAGTGTTTATTTACTAAGTTCTGGTTATTTACTGCATCTTTAAATTCTAAAAATAATGAGTCCTTAGATTTTGCAGCCCTACATTTACGACAAATAGTAATAACTCTTCTTGTAAACTTATCAGGGTTTTCTTCTCCACAATGAGAACATTTATAAGAACCTTTCATACTTTACTCTCCTTCTTTTTCTTCTTCTTTAGTATTAGCTTTATCTAAATCCTGGTAGTAATTAATAATAGAAAGAACTTGTCTTATATACCTTTTTAACTCTGCCATATTTAAAGCTAAATTTTCATACCCCATAGGACTAACTCCATAATATACATTCGTAGGAGCTTCACCTTTTTCTAGATCATTTAGGTATTCAGTCATGGTGGAAGGAGTTAGGACCGTCCACTCAACAGGCTTAGTAAAAATTTTATTTGGTAAAGGAGGATGGTAAACAGCAGCAGGTTTAGTAATAGTAACTACTTCTACTGGTTTTACTTCAGGAACATAAGGCTTGCTCCCTAGTAAAGAACAACCACTACATATTATTAATAGTAGGATTGGTAATAGCTTCAAGCTCACTTAAAACCTCTCTTGTTCCTCGATTAATAATGTTCTCAATCAATTTAGGCTTTCTTAAACTAAGTACATTCATATTATGTTTATCAAACTTACTCTTTAAATTATTAACTTCTTCATGTGCTTTTGCATTAGCTGCTTGGAGTAAATTAATTTGCTCAAATGTTTTAGCTTTTTCTTCTTCAACACTAATAAGTTGTTCATTTAAACTTTTAATACTTTTTTCCAGGAGCAGTTGATTATCTGCAGATTGTCTTAGTTGAGTGGCAATGGCTTCTTTCTCAGCTTCAGCTTTATCATAATACAATTTAAAAGCTCCTGACA